ATTAAAGTTTTAGATCCTTTGGGAGTAGAAGCAGCATATTCTGGCATTTGTTTACAAGGATTTACCCATAAACCATATTTACCTTCATTTGAATTACATTTATCATTTTTTACAACATTATAAATCTTACCACACCAATGTGATGGATCGTTCATTGCTTCTGGATTACAAGTAAGTAGATTGTAGTTAGTATTTGATTCCAATTTATTATATACTTTTGTAACAGGAGAATTTTTATCTCGTATTTGTTTTACCAAATGTGTATTTATATCATTACATTTGATATTTGAATTAATGGAAAAATCACTTCTCATCATACAATTTTCTGTATTACTTTCACTTTTACTTAAACATTGTACTGATTTATTATCAATCAAACGAACTATAGGTAAATCATCACTGATACATCTTAAATCAGAAAATGCATTTGTAACAACGACTGCATCTAAATGTTCCTTTTTGTCTTGATTAAGCAAATAGTAAAATACACATAATACAACTGTTAATATTGCTAGATCAGTTATTTTTATCATTTTTATAATTCTTATATAATAACTATATAAAAAAGTAATACAAAAAAGTAACTATAAAAAAGTAATACAAAAAAGTAATATAAAAAAGTAATATAAAAAAGTAATATAAAAAAGTAACTATAAAAAAGTAATATAAAAAAGTAACTATAAAAAAGTAATATAAAAAAAATTACTTTTTGATCAATTTCAATAAATCTATTAATATTTAAAGAAAATTGAATAAAATGGTAAACATATTAAAAATTCAAATGGATGTAAAAATTTCTACAGTAACATTGTCTACTAAATTACCAAATTGTCAATTGAATTTGACGAATATTGGTAAATATTTAGATATAGATGATGATATAATTGGAATAAAGTATAATTATGCGGATTTAAGTATTATGAAAGGTAAATATTTGACTACGATATATAAAAAAGCAAAGATAAAAAATGCGGAAAAGATAAATAAGACATTGTTTTATAATCAAATATCTATAATAATTAATAATAATGGAAATAATGTAAATGTTAAATTATTTGGAAATGGTAGTTTGCATTTGACAGGGTGTAAATATATAGATGAAGGAGCAATTGTAACGCGAAAAATTTATGAGAAATTAAATAGTATTCGAAGTAAAAAGGATATAATTCTTATTACAAAAGATTTGAATAATGTTTTGGTTGACAAAGATAATTTGGTATATTCTTATTCACCTCATCAAATTATTGGATATCGTAAAGATCTTGAATCTAAGAGATATACTATTAACAAAAAGGAATTCCTTATTGATAACAAGACAAATATGTTTATAACTGAAAAAATGGAAACTCAAAGACGTAAATTTATTCATAATTTAAATGGAGAATTTATTGGATATTCTAAAATTGAATTGATGAAAAATCGTAACAAATTTTATAAAAACAATAACAATATCTATTTTGATACTGAAAATGGTTTGATTTATCATAATAATGATACAATTATAGGAAAAATTACATATACTGTAGATAGTAGTAAACTAACAGATGTATCACAAACACCTGAAATTTTTGAAATAGATTATGATTGTAATCCATTTGTTGAACACAGTTATACTGTAACACCACATGAGACATTTGACCTGAATGTTAATTGTATGAATGTATATTTTAATATTGATTACAAAATTAATAGACAACGTTTTTACGAACGTTTAATTGATATGAATTATATTTGCAAGTATAAACCGGAATCGTATTCTGGTATCAAATTAATTTACAAAATTCCATTACAACAAACTGGTAAATTTGGGTTTTGTGAATGTACAAATAAATGTACTTGTATAAATATAACATTTTTAATTTTTCAAAGTGGAAATGTTATTGGTACTGGTTTTAAATCAGATGAGCAAATAAAACTTGCAACAGATAATTTTTTTGAATTATGTAATAGTGTTAAAACAAATATTAAAAAAAGATTGTTTGTATAAAACAAATATTAAAAACAATATTAATGCCGTAATCCGGTCCCAAGCCCTACGCGGGATCCGTCATACTATATAAACCATACTATATAAACCATACTATATAAACCATACTATATAAACCATACTATATAAACCCATCTAATTTAACAATGTCATAATTTAACAATGTCATAATTTAACAGTGTCATAATTTATATGTAAATTGTATATATAAATTGTAAATTGTAAAAAGTTTATTTCTTGACAAAATGTAAGCGATGACATTAGGAATTAACGTAATTAATAAATCTTTAAATATTTCTATTAATGATAATGGTAAAGGTTATGGTGTTTTAATAGATGATACCATACAAGAAATAAAGGATAAAATTTTTGTAAATACACATGATTTTTATAACGAGACATTGGCTTACTACCCTAATCTTGTAAAAGTAGAAATTCGTCAAGACGATGACACATTTAAATCGATTAGTGATAATAATTCTTTAGTGTTTTTTTATGAAATCTTGCCACGTCATCCAGAAATTTATATAACATCTATTTCAAATATAATTGACCAAGATACTTATTTGGAATTTAATCTAGATCCATTTGAGTTGTATAATAAAGTAAAAACAGATGATGATATAATTGTATCTTTATATGAAAAATTAATCATTGACTTTATAGATCTAACAATTGACGATTTATATATCATGATTAAAATGAAATTTTTCAACTTTAATCGTAATTCTTCTAGTTCTATTATTAGTACGGAGGAAAATCAAAATTTAATAAATGAAATACAAGCCTTTTTTAATAAAGTAAGGTCATCATATAATACTTCTACAAAAAATTTAAAAAAAGAAAGTGACAATTTATCTGATTTTTACAAAGGTGTGTATTCTTTAAATTCTACAAAATATTATGAAAATAATGTAGACGGTAAAAGTGCCTTACCGAATTTTAATTATACAAATATAAATTTTGTTATAAAAAATAAAGATTACGAAGGGGGTGTGGAAGGAAAATTTATAAAATTACAACAAATATTTAATTTATTAGAATTATCTGATAATATTCCGTTAATTGCATTTAATGATAGTCCAAGACGAGATCCAAAGATTAAAATATACAACAAATTAGTTAATGATTTATCAGAAAATTCAATAAAACCTTGGATTTTAAATGAAAAGAAAAAATTGAAACGGGCATCTTATAAAAAAGTACGTGGTTTAATGTTTAAATACATGTGTTTTCAAACAACAAAACCTCAAAATAGTTATATAACTTTACTCGTTAATGAAAATGGGTTAATAAATGTCAAAGTAAATTTTGAAGATGAAGATGATCAAAAATCAATTAATAATATTATTGAAACTGTAAGGGATGCTGTAGATGATATAATTGATATTTTAAATAGTTTACACGGTGTATTTTCTAAATCAAGGCGTTTACAAGATACAGATAATTCTAGTATAACGATATCTTCTATTAATTCTATTTTAGAAACATCTGTTAAAATAAAAAAATCAAAGTTTGAAAAAATGTTGACAAGATTTGAGGCATCTAGATTATTTGAATCAAAAGATATTAAAAATGATATGATATCAATGTATTATAAAAGATTTGGAAAACGTAATGTAGATGATGAGAGTGAACGTTTAGGAATTACAGTAAATATACAAGATAATCCATACAAGTTAAATTCTAGTACTATTACGATATATGGTGGGTATAATATAAATCAATTAAAGGTTATTGTAGATGAAATTTTTGTTTTATCAGAATTATCAGCCAATTTAAAAAGTAATATTTTTGAAGATTCGGATGACGATTCAGATACGGAACAAGTAGTTAAAGAAAGGACTCAAAATGTAAAACTTTTAAGACAACAAGGTGCCAAAACTTCTTCTACAAAATGTCAAAAACAACGTCAACCGATAATAAATAATGATACGGAAATAAAGAATCCAGATATTGTAATGGTATACAAGGGGAATAAATATATGTGTGATAATAATACACATAAATATCCTGGTTTAACATCTGGGGAAATACCTTGTTGTTTTAAAAATCCTGGAAAAGGTTTAGAATATTTAACAAGTAGTAAAATAATGGGTATCAAGGTTCAACCTAGTAATTTTACAATTGATATTAAAGATTCCAATGATAAAACTTTTACTACATATGTTATAAAGGTAACATCTGAATATATAGAAGATTTTGATTTGTCAAAATCTAGATATTTTTATTATGATAATACAAATGAAAATTTCCCATTGGTTCATATACATAATCCAGAATTAGTAAAAACTATTAATACTGATGAAAAAAATAACAAGGATGAAAGTATTTGGCTTGCAGAAGTTCCATTATTACAAATCAAAACTAATCCTAATAAAAATACTTGTTTAAACATTCCTAATTTACACAAAACGAACAAATACGATTTACATGATCCATGTAAACATCATAAAAAATTCAACACGTTTGGATACAATCCAAATTCTTACCCTTGTTGTTTTGAAAATGCACAAACTGTATATAGAGCTAAAAAAAAAGAACGAGGTACTGTAAAACAACATATCTTGACAACTGATAAATTGTTAGGACACAAAAGATTAGGTATATTGCAACCAGGATTAAATAAGTTGTTAAATGAAATTATAAAAACAGATTCTGAGGAAACCGGTCCCCCTGCATTTTTACGTTGGGGTGTGAACCAAAATGATTTTTCATTTTTAAATTGTATTGTAGAATCAATAAGTGATAATTCGGAATTAAAAATTGATAGCGTATACGAATTGCGAAGAGTCTTGGTAAATTATATAAAACAACATCCAGAAACCTTTTTAAAACTTAATAATGGTAATATAAGTTTAAAATATGGTAGCGTAGATAATTATGTTGGTGAAATTAATAGTGAAATATCAATTCATTGGACAGATTTAATTGATTTAGTACAAATAGTTTTATCTTGTAATATATTGATTATTGATATACCATATGTAGAAACATTGTCAAAAATAAAATTTGAGTATGAAGATATGCGCTTAGTATGTAATTTTGATATACATCAAGATCGGACTAAACCATTTTTATTCTTGATTAAAAAACAAAATGCATTTGAAATAATTGTATCTAATTCGGCTACACATTGGAACAGTGAGTTTGAAAAAGTCCAGATAAAAGA